TTATAATTCATTTAAAAATAAACATATGACAAAAGAAAGAACAATTTCCTATCACGAACATTACGTTCAAGTTGGTTTCTACCAAAGTTTTATTAAAAACAAAGAAAAAGAAATTAAAAACTTGAATAAGAAAAATGATTTACTTGAACAAGAAAATGAAGTCTTGAAAGCTAAATTAGAAGTACAATCACAAAATCTAATGACATTATGAACAAAGAAAAATTAAAAGAACTTTACGAGAAGTACGAATTAAATCCTAATCACTTTTTTAAACATCAACACTACACAATAATTACAAGAGCTGGAATTGATGCTATACAGGCTAAAGCACAAATTAACATTACTTATGATGTAATAAAATGCGAAACTAACTTTGCTGTATTTAAAGCTATTGCAACTAAAGGAGATGCTAAAATAGAAACATTTGGAAGTGCATTAAAAGGTGCAGGTTTTAAAGATGGTTCTACTAATTCTTGGTATGTAGCTGAAATGGCTGAAAAACGTGCTATGAGTAGAGGTGTATTAAAATTATCAGGTTTTTATGAACTTGGTGTAATGTCAGAAGATGAATCTGAATCATTTAAAAAGAAAATATCTAAAGAAGAATTAATTAATAAAAATCAATAAATTATGAGTGCAATTATCAATGCGAGTATTAGGGTAGATAAATTACCTAAAGAAAAATTTATCAAAGGTAAAGACGGAGCTGTTTACTATAATCTGACAATATCTTTAAATGACGAAACAAGATACGGTAACAACGTAGCTATTATGGATTCACAAACAAAAGAAGAACGTGAAGCTAAAGCTCAAAGAAACTATCTTGGTAATGGTAAAGTAGTTTGGACTAACGATATTATAAAGTTAGCAGAAAGAGAAGAAGTAAATACTTCTGCTCCTGCATCGAATGACTTACCATTTTAAGAACTAAATAAATTTATTTTTTAAAGAGGGGTCTAACACACCCCTTTTTTTTATATATTTATGCAAATGCAATTACGACTGGACGAACAACAAACTGAACAATATCTTATTATGCAATCTATTGAAGAAGATTGTAATATAGATGTAAATGAAAAATTAGATTACCCTCCTGTAGCTTTATCGCTTGGAGAAACATTAATAAAAGGAAAAAATAAAGATATGCTTTTGCCAATACCTATTGGAACTTATGGAAACTTTAGCTTTGTACAAGCACCTCCAAAGACAAAAAAGACATTTTTTATATCATTACTGGCTTCCGTTTATTTATCAGACAAGAATCATTTTGGAGGTAATATAAAAGGTCATAGAGATGGTAAACAATTAATTCACATAGATACAGAACAAGGTAAATGGCATTGTCAAAGAGTGTTTAAAAGAGTTGTAGAAATGGCTGGAACATCTGATGACTATTTAACTTATGGTTTAAGAACTATAAACTATAAAGAAAGAATAGATTTTATTGATTATTGTTTAGAACATAAATCAGATAATGCTGGTCTACTTATTGTAGATGGTATTGCAGACTTATGTGCAGACGTTAACAATATTGAAGAATCAAATGCTTGTGTACAAAAACTTATGGAATGGTCAGCTAAACACAATGTACATATTATGTGTGTAATACATTCTAACTTTGGTTCTGATAAACCAACAGGACATCTTGGAAGTTTTTTAGAAAAAAAAGCAGAAACACAAATACAATTAGAAGCAAATACAGTTAATAAAGAATGGATAACCGTTAAGTGCAGAAGAAGCAGGGGTTATGCGTTTGAGACATTTAGTTTTAAGGTAAATGAAATAGGACTACCTGAAATCGTAGGGGATTTATATGACCCCTTACAAAACTAAAATTAACTATGAAAAATTACTTATCGGAAATCTATAAGAAACATCAAGTATGGATTGACATTGTTTGCTCCTTTGGTTGCAATAAAGAAACTGCAGAAGATATTACACAAGAAATGTATATCAAGATACAAAAAAGAATTAATAAAGGTTTAGACATAGATTTTGGAGATGATTATAATTATTACTATATTTTTAAAACATTAAAATCTTTGTTCTTGGATTTAAAACGTAAAGAAGCTAAAGTGAATACATTATCTATAGACACTATGAGGGATTTTTTAGCAGACTTTGATTGTGCTAACTATGAAGATGTATATGCTACAATACAAAACGAACTAAACAATATGTATTGGTACGATAAAAAGATATTTGAAATAATAGAAGGTGGCGAAAGTATAGCACAACTATCAAGAAAGTCAGGTATACCTTATTATTCACTTTACAACACATATAAAAAAGTAAAAGAAAAACTAAAAAAATTATTATGATAATTACATTAACAGAAAAACAAATAGAATTTGCAAAAGATTTAGGATTTAAAAGAAGTGCAAGTGTAGGTCACGCAGTTACAAGAAAAAGTTTTAATGCATACGAAAATAAAAAACCTGATTGGTGGCGTCATTTCATAGGAGCATTAGGAGAAGTTGCTTATTCAGTTTATATAGGCAAAGAAGTAGATACTACTACTATTGGTACTGGAGATGATGGTACTGACTTTGATAATGGTGTAGACGTCAAATCTTCTGACTTAAATCGTAGACCTAACTTATTGTTAGGTGTTAAACAATTTAATAAAAAGTATGCTAAACGATATGTGTTAGCTTGGGTAAAATTACCAACAGTAGAATTAATGGGTTATATAGATAGAGAAGATGTAATAGAAAAAAGTACATTAAAAAACTTTGGTTATAATGACAATTATTTTGTAAGTAACAATAACTTAAAAAAATTATTATGAGTTTAATTAGAAATAGAAATCAAACTAAACAAGCAATAGATTTTTCTGGAATACAGAATGGTAAAATACATCCTACTGACATAGATGGTGTTTTAGAATTTGATAATGAAGTTTTGATATTGTTTGAAGTAAAAAGATTTAATAATGATATACCTACAGGTCAAAGGTTAGTATTAGAAAGAATATGTGATTCTTGGAAAACAAAAAAATCTATAGTATTATTTGTAAATGTAAATGTCAAAAATGATGTTGATTACATTTCCTTAAAAGATGGTTATGTTACTAAATATTACTATAATGGGAAATGGCAAGATTATAAAACATATAATAAAATTACAGATGTTTTAAATAAACTTGCTAATAAATGGAATATAAAAAAATTAAAAATATGAAATTAGGAGACTTAATATTTTACATTACTAAATATACAGGTATTAAATGGCTTGTTGATTGGTATTCAAAAAAGACTGGAACAGATTGTGGATGTGATGAAAGAAGAAAAAAGTTCAATGAGATAAAAATAAAAAGATGGTAAAATTTAATAAATATGACTTCAAAGACTGGGAAATCTTTAGGCTTTCAAAAAAATCAACAATTAGTCGTGAAGAATTTACTATGGTATGTAAGCTCCACTCGACCTATTACAAACATAAATATTACGAACCTTGTACTTGTAATCCCAAGCTAATTAATAAATGGATTCAAGAACTTAATGTAGTATGGGATAATGGGAATTAATGCAATTAAGAAACTCGAACAAGCAGTAGTTAAATTTTTAAACTTTGATGGTTGGAATTTAGAATGGACAGGCGATGGTTTTAAACACTATGACGCTTGTGGATTTACAAAGAAAGGAAATCCTTGTGTTATTGAAATGAAATTTAGAAATAAATATTATGAAGAAAAAATGTTAGAAAAATATAAATACGATGCTTTAATGAAAATGGATACAGATGTAGTAAAACTATATTTTGTAAACGACCCTAAAGGTAATTACTTGTATTGGTTAAATGCATTAGAACTTCCAGAACCTAAAGATATGTACTGTCCTGATACTACACTATGGACTAAAAAAAGATTACTTAAACCTGTTTACTTACTCAAGGAAAACCAAGCGACAAGAATAAATTTAAATTAAAATATAATGTATGCACGTCTACTGCACACATACGTTTTACATTCGTAGATGAAATAAATGTTTAACCTTTAATTTTTAATTTATGAGTTTTAAAATGACCCCAAGTAATACTTTTAGAGATGACCTAAAAGAAAATCCTAAAGCTGCAATGTATATGCTTAAATCTTTTGTTTATGTTTTAAATAATAAACGTAACAATAAGTATTTAGATTTATGTAGAAAATACTTTGCATTTAAGAAAGACGAATCAGTTGACAATATGCTTACGCTTATTAAGTTTCAGCAAAGTCTTTTTAAACCTATACTATCAGAAATGATAGAACTTAAAAACAGTAAGTGTCAAGTGGAGTAGACTCGTACATCTACAAAACTTGTAACCTTACAAACGTATAATCGGAGAAGATTAAAACTAATTCGAGAAAGCGTAAAGAGTTGAAGTGATATAAACTATGTTTTAGTTGCAACTAAAATATGTAAGAGTAACGTCTTTTACAACTCTTATAAACCAGTCTTGACGAGAGGGCTGGTTTTTTTATTAAATATTTTGTTTATATCGTTTAATTAACTATTTTTATTAAATGATATTACTCATAGACGCAGACAGCTTAATCTTCGCAAGTTGCTACAGAACAAGAGACGAAGAAAACGATGACCCTTACTATAGAGAATTAGAAGATTCTATTGCTAAATTCGATGAACAATATATGAAGATTGTAAACGATTTAGAAGAAGATTACGAAATAGAAAAAGTAATTACTTTTAATGGTAGTAAAGGAAACTTTAGAAAAATACTTACACCAGTATATAAAGCAAACAGAAAGAAACAAGAATTACCTCCACTTCTTCACGATATGCATCAGTACGTTAAAGATACTTTTAACAGTAAATTTGTGTATGGATTAGAAACAGATGACCTTGTAGCTAAATACTGGCAAACACTATCAAATGAATTTGGAAGGGATAATGTAATGATTGTAAGTATAGACAAGGACTACAAACAATTTCCTTGCTTAATGTATAACTATCATTATAAACATCAAGTAGTATTAGACATAAGCGAAGAAGAAGCATTATATAACTTCTACGAACAATGTATAGTAGGAGATACAGCAGACAATGTAAACTACTTTAAAGGTAAAGGAAAAAAGTTTGCAGAAAAATATTATGCAGATTGTAAAACTAAATATCAATATACAAAAAAACTATACGAACTATTTAAAGAACAATACAAAGGTAAAGCAAGACAAAAATATACAGAATGTTATAACCTTTTAAAATTAAGAAATGAATAAAGAAAACGAATGGGCTAATGATTTAATTGTTTACAATGATTGGTCAGTACAAAATGAAATAGCTAAAAAAATAATACAGCTTTCAGGAATAAACATATTTGAAAAAACAAGAAAAAGAGAAGTTGTAGAAATGCGAGGATTATTCTTCTACATACTAAAAGAAAAAGTAAATATGGGATGGACTGAAATAGCAAAATACTTTGCAGATTCAGGAACACCTATAAACCACGCAACAGTTATGCACTCATTGAAAAACTATGAGATATACAAATCAACAAATAAAAAGGTTCAAGAAATAGAAGGAATGATTGTACTTAAAACAAGTATGAATCTAAAAGGAATAAATAGAGAAAACTATTTAGAAGTAAAATGTAAAGAACTTGAAGAAGAAATACATAGATTAAAAAACGAAACACCATTATATAAGTTAGTAAATCAAATACCTAAACATTTAGAAGGAGAAGCATTAACAAGAATAGAACTACTAATAAAAGGATGGGAATGGCAATACAAAGATAGCACTACAGCTTATGCAGGAGAATAAACTAAAAGACAAGGCGTTGTTAAAAGTGCAATCTAAAATATGGGAACAAAAAAGATTCATAAGAGAAATAGAATCAGAAGTTGAAAAAGATAATAATATAGATTTTGAAACTATAGAGCTACACTTAAACGAAGCAATATCAATATTAGAGTTATACGAATACATAAAAAAAGCTATAAAGAATTATGACACAACAGGAATTTAAAGAAACAAAAAAATATTTACTTGATAAATGTCAAGAGATAATGGAAGCAAAACAACCTGAATACACACAAAAGAATATAGACATTCTAAACAACTTTAAATCTACAGCAGAAAGCATAGGCATTGAACCTATGGAAGTTTGGGCAGTATTCTTTAATAAACACATACAAGCAATACTAACACACGCAGGAGACCCTTATATGCACCAAGCAGAACCAATAGAAAGTAGATATGCAGATGCTATAAACTATTTACTATTAGGATTTAGTATTCTACAAGACAGACCAAAAAAAGATATAATATCTGGTACTGAATAAATTAAGTTAAAAATTACGTTATATATATAGATTGAATAAACAATAATATTTCAATATGGATTCTAAAAATGGAAACAGTCAACTAAACGAAGAAAGAAACAACTTTAACAATAAGGTTTCTAAACTTAATATATTAGGAGATTGTAGGAGTGTTAAATGGAATAAGCAAAGACGCTTTAGAACAATTTAAAAACATATTATGGATAATAGAAAAAACAATGGAGGAGCAAGAGAAGGTGCAGGTAGACCTAAAAAAGCAGACGAACTAAAACTAATTGAAAAACTTGATGCCTTAATAGACAATGACGAAGTAATAAAAACTTTAGGCAAACAAATACTAAAAGGAGATTCAAGGGCTATGAATTTATACTTTGGATATAGATACGGTAAACCTAAAGAATCAGTAGACATATCATCAAGTGATGGTTTCAATATAAACTTTAAAGACTTAATTAAGTTTAAGTGATTAAGATAAATAAAAAGTATTCGCCTATTGCAGAATCAGATGGGAGGTACTTTATAGTAACTGGAGGGCGTGGTTCTGGTAAATCATTTTCTATAAACCTCTTATTAGTTCTTTTAACTTATGAAGCTGGGCATACTATTCTATTTACTCGTTATACTTTATCTTCTACTTATATTTCTATTATTCCTGAATTTATTGAAAAACTTGAATTGCTTAAAAAGTTTGATGACTTTCATATCACAAAAGATGAAATAAGAAATAAGCGTTCAGGAAGCAAGATAATATTCAAAGGGATAAAAACATCAAGTGGAGACCAGACAGCTAATCTAAAGTCATTACAAGGCGTTACAACCTTTGTATTAGATGAAGCAGAAGAACTTACAAGTGAAGATACATTTGACAAGATAGATTTATCAGTAAGACAACAAGGCAAACAAAATAGAGTTATACTAATCTTAAATCCTACAACTAAAGAACATTGGATATATAAAAGATTCTTTGAGGATAAAGGTGTACAAGAAAGTATAAACGCTAAAAAAGATAATGTTACTTACATACATACAACCTATTTAGACAATCTTGACAATCTATCAGAAAGTTATTTAAACCAAATAGAGAACATAAAGAAACGTAGACCAGACAAATATAAACATCAGCTTCTTGGCTCGTTCTTGAATAAAGCAGAAGGTGTAATATTTACTAATTGGCAAGTAGGAGAATTTAAAAAAACAAGTGTAAGTGTATTTGGTCAGGATTATGGTTTTAGCAATGACCCAAGTACATTAGTAGAAACTAATATAGATACGTCTAACAAGGTTATTTATCTAAAGGAATGTTTTTACTTACCTAAACTTACAACAAGCGAAATATCACGCTTAAATATGAAACACGCAGTAGACAATTTAATAGTAGGCGATTCAGCAGAAGTTCGTTTATTATCAGAATTAAAATCAAAAGGGTGTAATGTTGTAGCTTCAATAAAAGGAGCTGGTTCTATTACTTATGGAATATCATTATTACAGGACTATGATTTAATAGTAGACGAACAAAGTATTAATTTAATCAAAGAACTTAACAACTACAGTTGGCTTGAAAGAAAATCTAATACACCTATAGATAAACACAACCATTTAATAGATGCTATTAGATATGCAGTAAGCTACCAGCTACAGAATCCTAACAGGGGCAAATACTATATACAATAATGGAATGTAAAAAATGTAAACAGACAATGACTATATATTCAGGCAAAGACAATAAAGACTACTACTACTGTAGCAAGTGCGATATATTAGAGTTTGAATAAATAAGTTATTAAATATTTTGTTAATTAAATAAATAGTTATATATTAGCTATGTAATTGCAATTAAGCAGTTATATAAACAAAACAAAATGACAAAAAAAAGACAATACAAAATTGCAAAAGCAACAGTAAACAAATCAGGAAACACATTGTTACAATTAAGAGAAGAAACAACTTATGGATATGCAACATACTTTGTATTTAAACATCAGTTAGAAAAAAAGATGATAGAAAAAAACTTTGAAATAATTGGCTAACAACAACAGGGAGTGTAA